TTCTGCCATAGCACCTTGTACTACTGCAGGATTCTGTGCATCTTGTGGTGAAACATTTTGTTGTAGTTTCTGTTGTGTCATACCATTAATCTGTTCTTGATATTTCATTACAGAATGTTCTTGTATATTAGCAGCTAAAATAGGTTGTAGTTTTGCCATAATAGGATTAGCTCCATTCTGTGGATCATTTAAATATGCCATCTTAACTTGTATATGTGCATCATGGTCTTGTCCTGCAAATGCTGCAATAGGCATTCCTTTAGATGCTGCCATAATATCTGATACAGGATCTAGTTGCTTAGGTTGTACTTTAGGTGGTAGTATTTCATCTACATTAGGAACATTAGCTGCATTTAATATTGTTCTATTTAATGCTTCTAAATTAAACATTCCTGGTGGTGATTGCTGTGCCATTTGTAATGCCATTTGTGCTAACATTAATCTATGTGCGTTACTTGGTATATTAGGATCACTTACAGGAATAATATCAACTCTACCATCAAAGTCTTGTTTAAATATATTTCTTTCTGCCATAGGAACATCATAAGGATATTCTTCTGGTAGATAATCTAAATTTATTTGTGCTAAAATTCTAAATTCATCTTTTTGTGATTTATGTAATCGTTTATGTATAGCTGTAAAAAATTTACTTGATGCTTCTAATAATGCCATTGTAGTTCCAACTGGTCCATAGTTAGCACCATCTGCAATTACTTGTTCTGTACTATCAGCAAACTTTTGACCTGCTGTAGTCATGAATCCTAGCATTTGAAATAAAGTTCCTGATGGTTCTTTATATGGTAATGGTACAATAGCTTTAGATAAATCAGCACCTAATGCTTCTATCTCTTTAAACTCACCAGGTGCAATAGGCTCATTGTCACCAACCATACGAACTCCTTTTGCCTTAAAACCACCTGGTAAGTTCGCAAACTGTCCTGCATCTACCAAACTTCTCATAGCTGCTGTTGCAGTCATTGTTATATTTCCTAAGAAGTGCATTAGACCTAAACCATAAAAACTAAAACCTGGTACAAAACGATAATGTACAAAATGTATGTTTTTTGTTTTTGTAGCATCATTAGGTTTCCAGTTTCTTCTAATACTTAAAACTTTTCTTGATTGTTCTTCTATAGTAACAATATATGGACAAGATTCACCTTCTTCACTTTCAGAATCTTTAATATCTAAAAAACAATGTTGTTCTAATAAAACATATTGTGGATCTAAATCAGAACTAGGAGATAATCCTAAAATAGTATCCATCTTTTCTGCTAAAGATGTTTGAACTGGATTAGCTGGTTCTGGTAAATCTAAATCAGAATAAACTTCATTACGTATTTCTTTTGCTAAGTCTACAGGATTACGATAGATAACATGAGTATATCTTTCTGCTTTTTGTAAATTACTTGCATAGTAAGAAACATAAAACTGGTCTATAGGAACAAACTCTGATACAGGACGTTTTAAAGTTTCGTCATAATATACTTTTTTAAATGCTGAACCTAATAAAGGTAAATGAAAAAGCATTCTTTCAAATTCATCAAAATATTCAGGCATCTGATCTGTAACCTGATAATTCATAAAATCTTGAACTCTATTTGCTTGTAGTTCTTTTTCAGGAGTTACCTTACCTAATATCTGTGCTTTAACTGGACCTTTAGCTGGAAATAATTCTTGTGATGCTTTTGATTGAAACTTAACAGCAGATTCTATAAGAAGGGGATGAACTGCTGTACATGCACCTTCAAATGGTTCTGTTGTATCTTGTATCTTTAATCCTAATAAATCAAATCCTCTTTCAAACATAGATTCCCATTCAGCTCTAGAATCTTTATCTGCAATATAATTATCATATACATTTCCAGATATTTCTTCTAAAGTTTCTTCATCTAAGTTTTCTGCAAGATTACCATACCATTCACCAACTGCTGTTGATGCTCCCATTTCTACAGATTCTTCTGTGGAAGAAAAATCAACAGTTAGACCACCATCAGGTTCTACTTCAAAAGATGGTTCTCCTTCTTCTTGTTTTTCAGGAAGCTGTATTACATTGGTAATTTCTTTTTCTATTTGTTCAAAGGGATTTTTTTCTGTTGCCATAGTTACTCCTATTTACACATTATAAACTTAAATTCTCCAGTATGCAACTCTTTTTTTTCTTGGAGCATCTTCATACTCTGGATCATCTGGATGTGTTAAATGCCAAGACTCTTTCATAAAATGTATTGCCATAGTTAAAGCATCTACTTGGTCATCATGAGCACCATGTGGAAACTGTAATAGTTCTGTAAGTAAATCATCAGACCACTTTTTATGTTTAGGTATCCATACTCTTCCTGCTTCCATCATAGGAGATGCAGCATACACTCTTGCTATCTTATCTTTATCTGGTATAAACTCTTGTACAGGTAGCCCAGCTCTTCTCATATCTTGTATCAATGACTGTCCTGATGCTTTCTTTTCTACAATACATACGTCTGGTCTATGTTGATGGTATAAATCTTGTGCCATCTTCCTAAGAACAGGATATTCAAATCTACCTTTTATATTTCCTAGTAAAATTAAATTAGATGGATAGCCTTCTTCTCCATATTC